GTATATCCTTTAATGCCGCTTAGTTCAGTTACCCTAGTAAACACCGGGCCAATAATACCGTTAAGGTAATACTTTAACTCTGCGGCAGACATGTCTTGCCAACCATCTGGCGGCACAAAGTTGTATCCAGAATCAATTAAGTACTGAACAAACGTTGCTGGGTCACCTAGCTTGTTTAACTTAGATACATCATATACACTACCGAAGTTTGCGATAGCATTGGCTAACGTTCTAATGTTATTTGTTATGCCAGACGCAGTAGTTGCGCCACCACCAAATATAGTTGTAATGCCGTTAGTAATTGCATCTCTGTGATTACTAACATTTATACCTAAGGTATCAAACGTTACGTTATTGTATGCATACAACGATTCGTATGTTGAATTGCTGTATTCCGCAAATGTCCCTGCTAGTTGAACTAGAGATGCAAATGTAGATACGTTTGGAATTAATTTGTTGGTTTGAGTTTGTATGCTTACTACTGTTGTATTTGCATTAGCCACAAACAATGGCAAGCCAAGTGATGTTACGCTAAAACTGTTACTAGACAGTACGTTTCCGTATGTTGTGCCAGGTTGTAAGTTTGCGTAGTTACTAACGATAGGGTATGCAAGGACAGTGCTGCACAACGAAGTCATTGTTGTGTTTGCAGCCAGTCCCGTATTGTTTGTTAAGTTGCTTGCTGCAACAAGTAGCGTTGATGTATAGGCCATTTACTTTCCTGCAGTCACAGTACTTGCTCCACCAACAAGTGGACCCGGCCCCCAGAACTGTGATTTGTTTTTCTTAACTGTTGCGGTAGTTAAATCGCCGATCGCTGCTAAAGGCTTACCTTCTATACTAATATTAGGAAAGCCAGGACCAGTAATAGTTTCGCCGTGCTGAGTTTTGTCTCCTACTCTAGCAGGAGCCTTTCCCTCAAAGCTAACAGTACTAGAACGACCTGCAATTGGATCGCCTTGTGCTGTTTTGTCTTGCTCGACTAATGCTGGTATAGGCATGTTAAACGATAATCTGTTGCTTAGGAATAATCTCAACACCAGTAGTGGTTTTAAGATAGTGTGCTTTCATTTGTTCCAAGCTTTCTGCATGAAACATAACGTGTTGCTTGCTTAGAAAAACTTTACAATCTTCACGTGCGCTGAATAGACTTTGCATTAAGCCAAGACCTTGTTGACTTGGCATAACTGTGCAAGGAGCAGATACAGAAAAGCCTGCATCTGTTTCTTCTAATACTTTGGCCACTAGTTCGTCACCGTTGACCATTTTGAAGCTCACTACATCACCTGATGCATATTTTTGACTAACTAACATATTAACCTTTTAATGTTGTCCAGAATGACTCGTCCTTACCAGCGATGCCTTGATAGCCACCTTGGATAAGAGTTGTCCCGTTGAAAATTTGTGGAACACTGCGTAGGCCCATATCTAGTAGATGTTGACGTGCGTCTTGATCTTCTTCGATACTAACTGTTTTGTATTCCACCCCTTTGCTCTCCAATAGAGCTTTTGCTCTGTCACAAAATGGACAGTTGCTTTTTGAATAAACTGTGATCATAGAATTTCTGTAGTAATAGTAAGAGTGATACCTGTTTCACTTAGATATCTAGCGTGAAACGTTTCGTAAATTGTGTCATTTTTAAATTGCGCCAAAGATTCTGCTGAATCCCATTCGTATTCAAAAATACCATTGTTCTTATCCCTAACTAACAGCTTGTTAAGTGCAGTTAGCGTTTTCACTCTCGATTTTTGATAGTTGATGCCTTGGTAACATACCTTCTTGTCTTCAGGGCTCAACGTTTCTGCCCAATCAGCTATTGTGACCACATTTGTGTGACCAGCAGGCGCTGTATATGTGCGAGTTTGTTTAATCATTGTAGTTTCCTTAGAGGCTAAACCCACTAAACGTATTAGAGTCAACGTCTTGCTTGGTTCCGCCGATTACATAACTACTTATCTCAGTTTCTTGGGGAGCCACTTGAACTTCTGCTCCAGCAATCCACTTCTGTGTCCACGGTAACGGATTGCTACCGGGCTTCATGCCGCAATCAAGTCCAATAGCAGTCATACGTTTGCATGTCAGCCAATCAACATATTGACTTAGCAATTGCGTGTTAAGCCCAATCATAGATCCATCTTTAAACAAGTATTCAGCCCACGACTTTTCTTGATTAGCGGCGGCCAAGAACATTTGTTCGCACTCTGCTTTTGTTTCTTCTTTAATTTTTGCAAAATCTGCATCGTCTTGCGGAAGTATTTTAATAAGCATTTGGGTACTACCCAAGTGTACGTTTTCGTCACGGCAAATGAACTTAATGATCTTTGCGTTGCCTTCCATTTTCTTTAGTTCTGCAAATGCCCAAGAACAAGCAAATGACACATAAAATCTTATTCCTTCTAGAGCATTAACAGAATTAATTGCCAACCATAGTTTTTTCTTAAGTTCGTACTCGTCAACAATGATTTCCTTACCGTTAACCATGTGCTTGCCTGCGCCGAGTACCCGATGCCAGTTGCCATAATCAATAACGTCATCGTAGTACTTGCTAATGTCCTTGGCACAATTAACAATAGGCTCAATGGTTAATAGTTCATCGAAGATTCGACCAGGATCACTGTAAACGTTACGAATGATATGGGTGTAAGAACGACTGTGGATCGTTTCATTGAATGCCCAAGTTTGTATCCATGTCTCAAGTTCAGGCAAACTGCATAGAGGTAGAAAAGCAAGATTGGGGCTACGACCCTGGACACTGTCCAGTAGAATTTGTCGCTTAAGATTGCTTGTAAAAATGTGTTGCTCAAAGTCTGTTAACTCCTTGAAGTCTTTTGCATCACGCAACACATCAACTTCTTCTGGTCGCCAAAAGAAGCCTAGTTGTTTATCAGTGAGCTTGTCAAATTGTCTATACTTTAATGTTTCGTACCGCTGGACCGCGGTAGGTCCAGCAGCGTCTAAGAATGCCAATTTTTCAGTATGTTTTTTGTTATCGTTGATATTAAATACGCTCATAATTGTTCTCTTAAATTACGCATGAGTCACAGTCAGCTTGATCATCCTCACCGGGAGCAAGTGGTGCTTCTGCTTTTGATAGTTTGTCAAGATCGATTTCGCCTTGACCGTCGTATGTGTTGAAGTAATATAGTTGTTTTGTACCATACTTGTAGCACATCAGCAAGTGCTTGAGCATCTCACTCATAGGAATCTTTTCATCATCAAAGAACTGTGGGTTATATGATGTGTTGACGCTGATACCCTGATCAATATACTTTTGCAATACTGCACATAGTTTTAGGTAACCTTCTGGTGATTGTTGATCCCATAACAATTCATATTTGTTCTTTAACTTACGGAATTCCGGTACTACTTGTTTTAATACGCCATGTTTACTTTGTTTGATACTTACGTAACTGCGTGGTGCTTCGATGCCGTTAGTGGCATTAGAGATCTGTGCAGATGTTTCTGCTGGCATTAGTGCCATTAGTGTAGCATTGCGGATACCAAACGATAAGATTTGCTCACGCAAAGCTCTCCACGGCATACGCTCTTGGTGCTCAACTAATTCGTCAACTTCCTTCTTGCGAGTGTCAATTGGAAGAATGCCATCTGCATACTTTAGCTCTTGCCACTTCTCGCAAGGACCTTGTTCCTTAGCTAAGTCTGCACTTGCCTTAATTAGGTAATAGCTCCATGCTTCTGCGTACTCGTCAACTAGTGCCAATGCACGTGGGTCGCTGTAGCTAACGTCATGCTTGGCTAGGAAGTAAGCAAAGTTAATAATGCCGTTGCCAATTGGGCGGAATTCTTTTGTAGCAAGTTCAGCAGCCTTAACTGGATAGTTCTGGTAGCTTAACAATGCATCTAGACCACGAACGCTTAGAGTACACATACGTTCAAAGTCTTGTGGCTTCTTAACGTTGCCCCAGTTCTGTGCAGATAAGGTACACAATGCAATACGGCCTAGTTCGTCGTTAATGTCATTTAACGGCTTAGTAGGCAAGTCGATTTCCGTACACAAGTTGCTCATCTTAATAGGATGTAGCTTTTCCTTAAACGGACTATGGGTGTTAGCGTGGTCCACGTTCATCAAATAAATGCGACCAGTGTCTTTACGCTCTGTCATGAACTTACTAAACAGTTCAGCAGCTTTAAATGTTTTCTTACGTAACTTGGTATTACGTTCTGCTTTTTCGTACAACTCTTTAAACTTGTCTTGGTCGTTAAAGAACGCTTCGTACATTTCAGGAACATCGTGTGGTGAGAACAAGGTAATGTCACCGCCTGTGATTAGACGTTCGTACATTAGCTTGTTAAACTGCACACCGTAATCCATTTGACGCACACGGTTGTCTTCGGTGCCCTTGTTGTTTTTAAGAACTAAAAGGTCTTCAACTTCTAAGTGCCAAATTGGATAATACAATGTTGCTGCACCATTACGTACACCACCCTGGCTGCAACTACGAACGGCAGTTTGGAAATGTTTGTAGAACGGAATTACGCCTGTATGATATGCATCACCGTTGCGAATAGGACTGCCAAGTGCTCTGATACGACCTGCACCAATTCCAATACCTGCTTTTTGTGAAACGTACTTAACAATGCTACTAGCAGTGGCATTAATACTGTCAAGGCTATCGCCTGCCTCAATGAGTACACATGACGAGAACTGTTTTTGCGGTGTGCGAACACCTGCCATAACAGGTGTAGGCAAACTAATGTCAAAATTACTGATACCATCGTAATAATCCTTAACCCACTTCATGCGTGTTTCTTTAGGGTACGCCATGAACAGTGTAGCAGCAATCATCATGTATGCTACCTGAGGGGTTTCATAAATCTCACCGCTTACACGGTTTTGTACTAGATATTTGCCACGCCATTGCTCCATTGCAACATAGGCAAAGTTTTCATCACGCTCGTGCTTGATATAACTGTCAAGCTCGTTAATTTCGTCTTCAGAATAGTTATCAAGGAGTTCATTGGTATAGTAACCAATGTTAATGTTACGCTTTACTAGCTCTAGTAAAGGCCATGGCTTGTAACCACCATATACTTGTTTATAGATGTGATAAGTTAAAAGGCGGCCAGCGACGAATTGGTAGTTAGGGTTGTCCTCACTAATTAAGTCTGCTGCGCTTTTAATTAAAGTTTCTTGTATTGCTGCTGTTTTGATGCCATTGTAAAATTGAACATGACTGTTAATTTCTAATTCACTTGCACTAACCCCAGTAATACCATCTGTGGCCCAAAAAACAACTTTATGTAATTTTTCTAGATCTAGCGGCTCTTTATTGCCGTCTCTTTTCGTAACGAATATTTGACTCATTGATTCCTCTTAATAACTATTCAAATTTAGTTCTGTGCCCCTGTAACAATAACGGAGCTCTAATTGTTCTGCGATTTGTGCTTTATTTACTACTTCGCCCTCGGCCATATTAAGTACATATTTTCCATCTTCGATCCAAGCTAAATTATAAAAGACTTTCGAATCTGGATCATAGTACACACGTAGTTCTACTAGCGGGTCATGTGTAGTGAACTTGATAGTATATAACATTCCCATCGCAATAGCAATATCGCAATAGAAATTCTCCTCAATTAATGTCCACGGATCGGGCCAGTTATTGGGGTTTTCGATATCTAGATAATAAGGCGTGAACGGACACCCAGTCCAGAAGTTCGAAACTTCTAGTACTGCTTTATCAATTGGTAGGGTGTCTAATTTTTTTCGAAATTCACGCCAACGAGCAAGACGCTCCTCGGCTTTAAGTTTCCACATGTACTGCTTAGATAGTTTTTACTTGATATGAAAGTGTTGTGCTACTTGTTGTAGAGTAATTTACGTTTGCGTGTGTTACATTAGATGTAACGCTAAAAACTAGATCAGTGCTTGCTGTTTCTGTATAGTCCTCAACATAACTAGGAGTTGAGTTGTCGTGCGATAAGACTAACGTACCAGTTCGGACTTTTGTTCCTTGCTTTAATGTATAAGTCACAATTGCATTATTTGCTGCTATGGCTGTAACAGTGCCAGTGCTTGTTGACGGAAGTGTTACTGTTGTGCTTGTTGACTGAGCTGTTATTGCAGCAACCTGGCTTGTTAAGGTAACAATGTTACCTTCTAAGACTGTAACGTTACCTTGTAACGTTGTGACGTTACCTGCAAAACTTGTTTCAAAGTCTAAAATACTATACTGAGTTAAAATCTCAGTTTTACCTAAGCTAGGTGCGCCTTCTTCAATTGTACCGTTGCCAATATAAAGCTTACGTGTATCTACGCTCCAACCAAGTTCTGCACTTGATAGGTTTGGTAAATCTGCTTCTAGGCCGCGTCTGTGTTGTATTCTTGAGATTTGGATAACTGCCATGTCTAATCCTTAACTAATATAGCTATTTAGCTAGTTAGGTAATAGAGCTCCACCCTCTTAGTCCACTCGTCTGTCCAGTAGTCAAACTCGTCTCCAGAGACTTCAAATTCCAGGTATTCTGGCGTCGAATATGTCTGATCTTCAAGCATTTTAGGCTGTACAGCCATCAAAATTACACCGTCACGTATATTGGTACCATAGGTGTGATTATGTGCCTGTGCATAGGCTGCTAATTGCAAAAAGTAATCGCCAATGTACTCGCGCTTCTTGACTTTGTTACTTTGCTTGAAGTCAAGGATCGCAGGACGACCTTTCCACAAACCTAAACAGTCAGTGGTGCCAGCATAAAGACCACTGTAGTAAAGTGGCACTTCACAGCCCCAAAACTCGTCTACATTAACAAGTCCTTTCATAATAACTTCTGCTGCCATAAACCAACTTGGGTGGGCATAGGGGTTCGCAGGAAGTGGCTTTAAGTCATCTTGTAGAATGTATTGTTCAAGATAGGCGTGCATACGTGTTCCACGATTTGCAGCTTCGGTGACAATCTGTTGGGCTTTTGCTTCGCCAACATTCTTTTTCCAATTTGCTAAGGCTTGCTTAGACTCTTCGCTTTTTGTTTTATCAAGAATGGTAGTAACGCTAGGAACTTTAGAACCGTCGGGCAAACTATAATGTCGTTTTCCTTCGATTGTTGTTCTGCTAAGGGGTGCATAATCAAATTTGTTTACAATCATGTTAACATTATACTTAGATTGTCCACGTATTACTAGCCTTGCCTACTTCAGATGATAAAATAATATCCGAGTCGCTGGCTTCAAAAAGCTCAAAAATTGTGTTGTAATAACCTTGGTTACGAGTTATGAAACTTTGTTTAGTTTCGCAGCCAGACAATAACTTTGCTTTACTAACAGGACTACTACCGTTAACAGCACGTACAGAAATTGCAACCCTTTGTGTGCTATTATCTTGCGTTTTGTGTATCACATCGCCTCGAAGTAGCAGTAAATCGCCTTCATTTAACGTCGGAGTTACCGCAAGCTCGTTAATGTTAACTGGGATCGTAAATCCTTTACCAGTTTCCTCGTCTATTACGGTGGTGTAAGTAGAGTGAGGTTCAAACCTAGTTGCACCAGAGTTAACTATGCGTTCAACTTGCGGACCTACTAGGTAGTCGATTATTTTATCCATTGGAATTAAACTCATGCCAGACAATTGCGGATCTGGTTTAGTAATTGGGATATAAAAGTTTAAGTGTTCTTTACTTTGCTGATACACATAGTAGCTTTCATGATCTTGGTGCCAATTAAAGTATACGTGTTTAGTATCAGTGTAGTTTACTGTCGGAGTTAAATGATCAATAGTTAAGCTTGTTTGTTCAGTAACTGCATCCATTACTTCTTTTAACTTCTTGCCTAATATCTTTTTAGATATCTCAGATTGTACTAACGAATAGTTTTTATTGTTAGCGACTTTGCTGTGTTTGTACTCGCTCTTTAAGAGCTTAAGTTCGCTTGCTGAAAGAAAATTGGGTATGTAAACATACCCAATTGTTTCTAAATCTTTAAAGATCATTTTAACTTCTGTTTGCTATGGCTTTGTCGGCCATCTTAGAAACTATTGCTTCTGGTTCTCCGGTGCCAGGGGCTGTGCCGCCCATGCCATCGTCACCACCGCCTTCGGGGCCGTCATCTAAACGTTTTAAGTAAACATATTTAGTGCCGGTTTTTTCGTCTTCTTTAATATCAGCAATGAAGTTTTCTAATTCGCTGTTAGACTTATATGCGTCTTCGATACTCTTAGACGTAAATGGAACTGCACCATCAGCTTGGTGCATGTTTAACATTTGTGCCAACGCATTGATTTGAATACGTGGTACTAAATGCTTACCTGCACTCTGAGCTTGTAAATATGATAGTGTTGTTAGCAGATCTGCGTCGCCGCGAGCATCTGCTTCATCTTCAATGATCTCATCGTAGTCAATTGAGAATTCGAATAAACGCATTATCTACGCTCTCTACCTAATTCTTCTGCGCCGCCGGCAGCAGCATCAGTAGCGCCAAATTCGTCGCCACCCATATCAGGTGCGCCCATGCCGCCTAAGTCGGCGCCTGCACCTAAGTCAGCACCCATGTCGCCACCCATATCAGGTGCGCCCATGCCCATACCCATGCCCATATCGTCGCCGCCTTCGCCAGCAAGTACACGAGCTGCGCTGTCGGCTTCTTCACGACCTTGTTGTAGAGTTTGTGCTAATTGTTGTAGGATTGGAGAAACAGTGCCTTTAAATGCTTCTGCTTTTTCCATTGAGATTTGATCTCGGATAGTGTCTAGTAGAGCTGGCATTTGTTCGTTCTGCATCTTGCTGATCTTTTCCAACATACCTTGGATTTCATCAACCATGCTCTTAGCGGCTAGAATAGCTTCGCTCTTGGCCATTTCGCTTTCTTGTACTAGAACGTGTTTGTTTTCTAGCATCCAGCGATCTAGGCTTTCGCGCACAAACATTAGTTCCATGTACTGAGGATTCTTCTCAGCAACATGAATGCCATGTGTACGCTTAATTTTGTTTAGGCTTTCGTTTAGCCCTGTAGCTAACGTAAATGCCTTACGGAATGTTAAATTGTCAAAATCAATTTTGAAGCCGAAACGACTTTCAACGACTTTGTTCATTTGCTTTGCAGTTGGCTTAGAGCCGAATTCTTGTAGTTTCATAATGGTTTTCCAGTTTCCCAAACTTTCAAGTATTTATTCATTCTTAAAGTTTTTTCTAAATCATTTCGTGCTAATTCAAGCACTATTTTGGTGTCGTAATAGCGACTAGCAACAATATCAAGGGTTGTATAGTCCTTGCGCTTTGCAGCGTTACGCATAGACGCTTCGTAATGTCGAAAGTTGCTTTCAAGTTTACTTACCTTTTGATCTTTGCCCAGGATTTCATCAGCTGACTTATACCTACGACTTTGATACAACAGGCTGTACAGTGTAGCACTTTTCTTGTTAACAAACGAGCAAACAGTCTCGTTATATTGGTTCACTAATGCCCAATGACTGTTTTGCTGTTTAACTCTCTGACGGCCAACTTGTAAGCCATCTTTAATCGGGACTATAGGCAGCTCGTTGTTGTCAATTAACCGCTGGATTTCTTCTCGTGTCCAGCGTTTAACGTATGCTGCAAAAATATCAGAAACTGTTTCAACAGTTGCTATTTGTACCTGACGTTTAGCCTTGCTCAGGTTTCGCTTTGTAGTATGTTGTTGTGCCATTATTATTTTTTCGAATTAACAAGTCTTTATTGACTAATTGATTGGCTATAATTATTTCGCGCTCATCAAGAGCTCGACGTGGAATAGATGTTTGTTCACCGAATTTAGCCAATATATCAGCTTCTTCGTTTGTAATTGCAACGGTCAAGTTGCTGTTGATTAGTTCTACAATTTTCATTTAATGTGAATGATAAGTGTAATGATTGCACCCACTAATGCCCCACCGATTGTAGTTCCGATAGTTAGCATCATTTTATAAGGGCCAGTTACTTCCTCATTGCTTTTAGTTTCTGCAGGTTTGGATGCCTTGGCAATGGCCTCTTTAATTTCTATTAGATAACCTTCGACTTTGTCCATGCGGTTTTCTAAGTTTTGTAGTTGTGTTTCCAAGCTAGAGTACCTTACTGCACAGATCTCTACGTGCGCCTCTAGACTCTTCTTTTCAATATCTAATGAAGCCATTGCTTCTCGCCCCTTATTTTTATTATAGTTGCGATGCATTGTGTATGCCTGTGTGTTGCCTTGATATGAGCCATAATGGTGCGGTGAGCATCAGTAGTGTATTTAGTTTATCTATTAAATAGATTACCTACTCTAAAGGTAATATTCTTTAACGAACCGTGTGAATAGAATATAGGCAAAATAAAACGTGCAGTTTCGTCTAGTCCACACACCACCGGCACTTGGTTAAAGTCATCCTTTAATAACCCTAATAGGTCATCATCTTTAAGGAATACTTCTTTGTGTTCTACAGCAAAACTTGCAACCCAAACTCGTTGGTCCTTACCGTGATGCATTTCTCCAAACAGTTCTGCTACAATATCTGCGGATACTATGTCTCCCACTGGCTCAACGACTGTCATAGGTTGTGCCCGGAGCCCAATGACTTGCAATACTGATTCCCAGTTGCGTTGTTGGTTTCGTTGAAATTCTGACTCAGGTGTATTACGAACAACATTTGTTTTTGTAATATCCACTAACGTGCATATAGTAAAGTATTCTAAATTCTCGTTCATACACATACTTATGGTCATAAAAAAAGCACTCATAAAGAGTGCTTTCTTTTTAGTTAAACAACTAATTAAGCGAAAGTAGATCCGCTTAGACCGCTGTAAACTGTGAATACGCAAGAACCGCTAGTAGCAGCGTTTGCTTCAGTTTGCATTTGAGCGATAACTGTTGTAGAACCGCTTTGGTCTGCTGTGTTGTCGTTAACTGTTGTAGGTAGACCTTCAACAACGAACATTGCGTTGCCGCCCGATGGAGTACCAACGATAGTAACTGTAGAATAACGCTCTAGAACGCGAACTACTTTTTCGAAGTTGCTTTCTGGGCTTGCGTAGTTAGTTTGGATACCAGTTAACGCTACGTTAACAAACTTAAGGTCGCGACCTACAAACTCACCTGCTAGTGCGCCACCGTTTACTCGTGTAAATGTTGCCATTTTATTTTCCTTTAAATTATATGGGCTTACGCCGCATGTAAATATTTATCAAATTGGCAAAATAACTGCTTTATTTGTTAAAATGTGCAACACCAAACACACCACGGTTTACAAGCTTTACTAGTCCATCGGGAGTATTAAAAACAAATCCTTCGCCAGCACGTTGGCCGCCCACAGTTTGCTCAAACCCTGTAACTTGTTGTTCTAACTGTATTGTTAAATTAACTTTAAGTTGGTATACAGCATTCCATAATGTTCTTAACGCTTCGTACCCGTTAGCATTAGTGTACAGATAACCATCTTTGTTATCACCAAGTAGTTTCCTTGCTTGTGATCCGCTAGCATTTGCTGCCATCCAGGTATACGCATCATCACGAGTTTGCTGCGTGATTTTCTTATTAAAATAAGTGCGTAGTTTATCCCTAGCAACCCCGTCCATACCTAGTAGGAACTGCTCTGCTTCGGGAATCAAATCCTTGGCTTTTTCAGCTGATGCAACTAACTGTGTGGGTTCGCTAAGTTTAAATTGCAGCCCAGCAGTTGGGTTAATAATAGCCACACTACCATTATTGGCTAAACCTGTTTTCCCGTCCCATGGTTCGCCGTTGCGTTGATGCACAACTAAAATAGCATTCTTGCCGGTAACTAACTTGCCCATTGCGGTGTTTGGCTGAATACGATAAGTTACTGTTGGACCTGTAAATTGATATGCACCTTGTGTAAGTGGCAAACTACCACTTTCACTTACAGTCATTAAGTCACCTTTGTAGATGCCGGGCTCCACAACACTTGCATTTAGTCCTGCCCAGATTGCTCCTAGCTTTCCGTACAAGTCTCCACGTGTAGTTCCGGACTTCTTAATGTCAGTGTCGTAATATTGCCAATCCTTGGGACTATGTGCATAAAATCCTGCAGGCATATACTTGTCGTTGATAAAGAACTTGCCAGTTGGATCAATCCCAAAAATTAAAGCAATGCCGCCATCCCATTTAATACTAATACCACTAGGATCAGCAATTACGTTAACTAACGCATCAATATAACGCTTTGCTGCATCGCCGCCATCGAAGATTGCATCCTCTGGATGAGGAATACGTAACTTAGAAGTACCTTCAAATAGTGTATTAATAAATTCTAACATCAAACACTTTCCGGCAAAACGATTGTGCCGTTAATGGCATCTTGTTTTGCTTGTGCTAGCTTTCCATCCTTTTCCGGATCATTTGCTAACGCATTAATAATAGTCGCAACACTATTTAAGTCATTTGCAGTTGCATTTGGATGCAGAAGAATCTTGGCTACTTCGTCCCTAGTTCTAGCAATAACAACATCGTCATTGCGTCTAATTAGTTTGGCAGAAAACTGATCAAACTTTAAACCAAGGTGTTTAGCAATACTGCTGATTAAAATAAAAATGTGGCCACCAACAAATTTGGGATCGTTGTACATACCACGTAGGCCATGTTGGTGCCATTCAGCAACAATCGCGGCATCGGAGATTACCATTAAGTCGACTTGGACTGTGTGTTCTCCAGTATCAGTATTGTACGGGGCTTCGATGTGTACGTTTCGCCCGGACAATCTAGTTTTATAACCATGGCTGGTCATAAATTGCTGCAATGTACGGCGTGCCAACTTTTGATCATCAATTTTAAAATTGCCCATTAATGCATCAGCATCAACAAACAAATCAATGTCATGGCTAGCAGATTTAAACCCAGCTGATCCAATGTTAGCAATTAACTTGGTACCGCTGGGTAAATCTTTATAAACGTTTTGTACTACATTGTTGACGTATTCTTTGGGAATGTAAGAGTCACCAAAGAATCCGCCAACTGTGTTTTTTTGGGTCATAGTCTGATATTAGCTCGTTTAGCTAGTATAGCACTAAAATCCATTTCTGCCAAGGCCGGTTGTTGGCCCTTTAATTTGCTTTGTAAGAACCCAGGTTTGTTTTGATCATCTTGGGCACTTGCTGTTTGTGCAGGTGCGGCCGGTTCTTGTGGAACTGCCTTTGCTCCAGTAGTTGGCTGGATAGCAGGTTGTTGCGGTACTCCGCCTGTTGGTACATTGTAAGTAGTCTTACCGTAGCCTGTTGATTGTTGACCAAAGTTTGGTGTTGCAGCTGGTTGTCCATCTTTAGCAGGAATGCCTGCAGGTGCTGCACCAAGTTGGTTAGCCATGCGAGCTTGTACATCTTTACCTTGTGGCTGCGCTGTTGCGGCTGCTGCTTGTGGGCTAGTAGAAGCAGGAGTTCCTTCTGGAGCTCTATTATTTTTCCATACCGCAGGATTTTGCTGGGCTTGTGCAGCTTGGTCTGCGGCAGGGGTTTCTAGTGGCTTGCCTGTTTGTGTATCAAACTTATCAGGGTTAGCGGCTTTTTCGGCAGCTCTAGCTTTTTCGTTCGCTGCTTCGCCTGCATCGTGTTCTGCGGCGCTATTATATTTCTCACCAGTTTCTGTATTAAATCCAAAGTCACCGGCTGCTCCCTGTGCTTGCGCCTGTTGTTGTGCAGGCTGTTGTTGCGCCTGTGCGTTCTTATCCATTTCAGCATTTGCGGCTGTTGCGGCTGTTTTTTGTTTTTGCTGACGATCAAGCATTGCCGCTGTTGCAGGATCCACTGGTGTATTGTCGGCCATGTTAACCCATTGTTGACCAACTTTCTTGTATTGATGCTCTTTACCTTGAGCATCTTTTACTTTTTGCACATCGTCGCCGGCCTTAGGTGACATTAAACTCTGACCTGCCGCACCCATACCAACACCTGCTCTCATTGCATCTTGAGCGCCTTTGAATAATCCAGCAACTTTGTTGCCAGCATCCTTAGCTGTGCCACCAACTGCATCGCCATATTGTTTTGCAACGCCAGGTTGCTTAGTGTCAGTTGTCTGAGTAGATGTTTGCTGAGGAGCACTATTAGTTTTAGCGGCCGGAGCACTAGCTGATGGTGCTGGTTGGTTAGCTTGTTTTAGCTGTGTTTTTAGATCAGCTAGTTCTTGTTCTTTTTGTTTAATCTGCGATTCAATCCCTGCAGATTGTGTGTTAGCGGTTGCAGGAGCAGATTGTGTGTTAGCAGTTGCAGGAGCAGATTGTGCGCCTGTGCCATCTTCGGGGCCGCCAATTGCTTCAACCCCACCTTTGTAGCCTGCTTTAACTGCACGGGCTATACCCTGTGGGACACTCGCAATACCACCAATGCCTTTGCCGATTGCACCTAGTGTATTGGCAGCGCCGGTTTTAACACCTTGCCACGATAGCTCGTCTAATTGTTCAGTATTCTCGTTAAGTATTTGGTCTATTTTCATTCTTGGTCTCTATGTGATTCACGGAGACTTCGAATTTTACGTGCAAATTTGGCTGGCTCTTGACTACGGATACTGTTTAATAACCTACGTTCAAGTTCGTCAGCTGTTTCTGCATCGTAATGTTCTTTGATGTAATTTATTAGATTGATGGCACCAGCAATAACGTTGCTGGCGCGGCTTTCGATAAGACTTTCCTTATCACGCTGTGCGCCGATCCCAGCTAGTTCTTCTAATATACTACGTGTTTGTTTACGCAAAATCCTGCTCCGATTCTAGTAATATTTATGTATTTTGTAATAGATCGGAAAACTCAATCTGACTTCTTGAACCCGGCAATCATTTGCTTAAGCTTAGTACTTTGCACATCTGCTGTTACTTTTTTAGCAGGTTGTTCCCATGCAGGAGTCCCTGTTGCACGTTGGAATCTACTTACTGTAGGATTTTCGTCGCCGTCATCAGGTGCCTGGGTCGCTGGGCGCTGTTTAATTTGATTCATAATGCTAGCAACTCTCGGTGGCCCACCGTCTGAGTTTTCAGGGATTCCAGGGTCAGTGATACGCATATTTTCAATGCCATAGTCAAGTTCAACTTTTTGCCCAACCCCTGTAGAACTACGAGACTTCATACATTGAATTTCGTATTTGCCTGCTTCTTTCATACGTCTGCTAGTAAAGATACCGAATACGTTATCCGCTGTGTTAATCTTAGAAATACCGCCGGAAATATGACTGTGGTCAAACTCTGCTTCGTCAACTGCACTACGGTTCAACTGCGAAGCTGTAACCATAAGCATACCTAGCTCTTTAGCTAAGTTACGCAATTCTTCCGAAACATACTTATCCTTAACAAACAAGTCGTTAGGACTAACCTTTGCACTTACCGGCATCAGCAAGTCCAAATAGTCAATCATCACAAAGTCAACTCTGCGATTTGTTTGGATTTGATATTCCTTTAAGTATGCCCTTACATCATTAATGTTACTTTGTGCAGGCAGTGCTTTAATTTGATACGTGCCGGCTTTCTTACCTGCAACAATAACTTTCAAGCTTGTACCATCGATATCTTTGCGGATTTCTTTTGTACCGTCACCAGTTAACATTGCATCAGTACGCAAACTAACAAGTTCTTCACTAAGTTCTAGTGTAATGTAAACACCGTTAAGGCCTTGTGATAACCAGTTAAGTGCAATGTTCATCATAACCAGCGACTTACCAGAACCAGATCCGCCTGCAAAGATGTTTAGTTCACCACGTGAGAACCCACCGTATAGCAGTCTATCCAGTTGTGGCCATCCTGTGCTTACTTGGCCGCCGCTGTTAAAATATTTGTTAATACGTGCTGCCGGATCCGCAAAGTAGTCAGTACCTAAGTCTTTTTGCAAACTAATTTGTACTGCATCTTTGATTAGTTTCTCAACTGGATCAAAGTCACCCTTTTCTAATAAGTCAGCTGACTTTAAAATAGCACGTTCAAGTTCTTGTCTGCGAGTAAATGACTCAAATTCAGACATAAACCATTCTGTGTGGTTTTCATTTAGTTCAGGGACTGGCTTTAAGTCGACACCAGTAACAGCTTTAACTTGTTCAGGAGTTGGTAGTGTCTTATATTCAGCCGTGTGGGATTTTAAAAATTCTGCTGCTGCTCTTAAACTACGATCGAAGTTTTCGGAATTATAGATGTTAGAAATTCGCACAAAACTTTGTGCATCCTGTACCATCATTTCTAAAAATAGTTTTTGTAAATCTGTTGAATACTCTTTTGTCATTATTAACTATGTATGCGCTTTTTATGTAACTCAATTTTTAACCGACTCGATTGTTTACCTTCTAATATTGCCTTAAGGGTAAACAATTTCCCATATTTTTCTACTGCTGCACTAACGTCTTTTACAGATTCATTCCAGATAGGAAAACTAACTGACCAACCGAACTCAATAGCCTGCTCCACAAGCTTCGAACCGGCCCATACGTTTTTCCCTTTGACAAGTTTACTGTCAAAGTCCGGTACGACGATGACTTCACGCCCAAGGCTGTCAATAATATCAGCTTGTATCTCACTGCACTCGTTACTAAGGACAGCAACGCCATCAACTGCCATCGCATCGAAGGGTCCTTCAACGACAATGACAAACTTCTTCTCAGGAGTCTGCCGGTCCATGTTAAAGACGTAGTTAGGTTCGTAGTCTGCGTAGTATTTTGGTTTAATGCCATCTTCGAATGTCCTCGACGTGGATCCTATTAACTGCCCTTTCCAGTAGCACGGAACAATTACACGCTTATGCATGTTATGCTCATCGTCTTCTGTAGTGTAGAACTCATACCTACTTAGGAGATTGCCCCCGCGGTGGTCTACGTATTCAACAGCTCGCTTTAACGATTCGGGAGTAACATAGTTGTCGTCGGTTAGTGCTAAGAATGTAGTCCACTCACTAAAACTTTTTGCTCCCAAGGGCAGGGGGCGTGGATTAAACGAGACTTCTTCCTGTTGTTGTTCTTTTAGTTCTTCAGGATTTACTAGTTCCTTAACCCTAATGGCATCAATTACCAAACGCTTAATGGAGTTTTCATCTGCGCCAAACCAACTCAGGAGTTTACGGAACTTATAGTTTAAGTGCCTGCCTGGTGTGTAGTTAGCTTTAAAGCCACAGTTGAAACAAGAATAAGATATTGAACCATTGGGGTTTGCAATTAAACCGCCACGCCCCCTGTTATCACGGCTTTCGCCGGTGTGCTCACAACAGACAGCATTAAAAGAAGTCCACCCGCTGACAGAAGTTTTCCGTTTAGCGGGCAGAAGTTGTAATACAGCGTCTCTAATTGTTGTTAGCATTGAACTATTATATAGTCTGCAATGCTAGAACTCAAATAATTTAGTCTTGTTTGACTACATTAGCTTGCCAATCGCTAACGCCTTTGTACTTTAAAAAGTTGTATTGGGCTGCTAAGTGAACCGACGCAGTTGTTGCTTGGTCAGAAGTTTCCAATACGATTGTGTCGTTGCCATGAACACTTACATCCTCAGTGATGTTTAACGACGGGCTATGAATAGACAGTTTGTACGTAGACATAAAATTCTCCAGATATTGTATTTATAGTTAACTATGCCATATCAGAGTAATACGCAGGCAATACTTCTAAATCCAACGGCGCACCATAATTGTCGTCAACGTACAATGGCGCTTCAGTTAGATCATCTTGGTTAATTGTCTTGGTTGTTAATTTGTAAAAACGTTGCTCTAAACTATCAATTGTAGTTTTGTCTAAAATTACAGTACCCAAGCCTTTTGTAATATCGACCCAAGTTACCGGAAACGTTTGCACCGTTACTCTGTTTACTGGATCTTGTATTTGTAGCTCAACTGCATACCCAGATAAGTCTACTTTCTTTTGGTCTTGGTTCTTAATAACAATTTGTAAAGGGTTGTCAATTCCCTGATAAACTTTAATTGGGCGGCTGTACACGATTCTATTCCTTACAGTGAAAATGGACATGTCCAAAATTTGGACCTCCACTTTTTGGTCTACTAAATATAGTTTGATAGTCTGCATTTGTTGGGCAATCTTTTAGATATTTATCGTAAAAGTGGAAATAGATATTAAGGCATTATTAGAGCAATACCCCTACTTGACATACATTGTCTATGGCGGTAACGATTACGTGGGCATTGTTCAAAATGCAGACGAACAAATCACCACAATCTACGACTTTGGTAGCTTAAAAACACCAGAGCAAAAGTCAAAGTTCCTGGAACTTGGCGAACAATGGTGGTGGGAAAGCAATAGGATTATCCCTATTAACGTTTTCCTTAAGAGTGACTGGACTTTGTTCAAGTTTTGTGTTAAAACTATGAACAGCAAGGACGTAGAAATTAAGTACGGGCCCCAGACAAGCCTAAAAGAAATCGCCGCAAAACGTAGTAAGCGGCGTTCAATAACTTTAGTTCGTAAAGTTTAACTATTCTGTTCGCAGATTAGATTCATGTGTACCGCAACTAGGTGTGCATACGCAATCGCGTGAGCTTTCTTAAACACATACCCTTCGTCAGTTGCATCCCAGATAGTTTTAGCAACTTCTGCCCACTTTAGCCCAATTAAGTGTCGCTTGCCCGGGCGAATAATAGCTAAGAACATTGCTAATCTCGGAATACTGTTAATGGGCTCAGGCATTTTAGCCATTGTATCGTGATGATTACCGATGTGCATAAGTTTACTAGAGAATTCCTCGAATGTCAGTAGGCTCCATTCGGGTTCTTGATTCATTAAACGATCAAGGTGAGCTTCATCCTTAATCTGTGTATATAACGAAACGTTTAAGAAGTCTAACTTAGCATACCCTAGTTCTTCTGCTGCCTTGTGATCTATGCTAGCAATTCCCATAAACGGGTCAACGGGAATATCCGTTGGGTACACCCCTGTATTGTGTTTAACTAACTTATCGTCGCGCTTAATACTTGCAGGTGTAACATTCAATGCTGCAAGTGCTAGTTCTCGATTACCAAAGTCAATATCAATATCACTCTTAAACTTCATTTCCTGCCCATCTTAATGCAAACAATGTTGCATAACTTTCTTCATAGTCCTGCTCGCTCTAATACAGTCCTAGTCCACTCAACATCTTCGGGATAGTCTTTAAACTTAGCTTGCCAGTACTCCGGATTGATCTGCGTTATAATCATCGAAACTTGGTCTTCACGGAGGCTATCAAGAAACGCAACGCCGCTGGCACAATTGTATATAACCCAAGGACTAATACGACCGGCACTAATATGATGCACAATCCTATTACCATTGCCGTATCTAAAGTAGTCTGTAAACCCGTTTTTAAGTTCTGGATGTTCCTCAGCATATTTTGTCATTTCCTTTAATGCACGTTCTAGTGCATCTTGGACTGCTTCTTTCTTTATGTAATCTAACAACCACTCCTCGTACAAACTATCTTTGCACCAGTAGTCAAGTTTTTTGTTGTTCTTTAACAACCATTCAGTAAAGCTGGTTGTGTTAATGGCTCTAATGGATACTAAGTAACGCCCAAACTTAACAAATGCAGTGTAGTATGGGCTGTTACAAAAATCGTCATAGCTTTTGTGTTTAGTTGTACCTTGCGTTAGCTCATAAAACCTATAGTAAGCACGATAACCAAACTGCACACCAGTTTCGCCTTCTTGTTGTGCTCTACGTTTCTTTTCGCATACATGAGAAGTTAGCGTAGATTCACGCATAAACTCCTTATTGCAGTACTTACACTTGTAACCTGTCATAGATCAGATTTGATTCGCTTTTCGTCCCATCCGTGGCTACGTGCCAACTCCTTTAAGTCGTCCTTTGAGTTAATCTGAAGCATTAAATCAATTTCGTCGTCTTTGGCTTGCGGATACACTTCTTGTAAAAACTTAAATGCTTTGTTGTTGTTTTCTTTTTTGCCTGCTGCTAGCCACTTGTGGTACTGTTTGCCCATGTTAGGGCTAACGGTAGTTGCCAACAGCCACTGAAACTTCTTATGCTGTGCTGTATTAATGTCAAAGAAGTTTTTGTTTAGTCGTTCGTTGGTACTCATTAAGTAGTACGCTTGCAATTCTGGACTGCCTTCAACTGCACTACCCCAACGAATCATAATATACGGACTAAACTTCTTTTGTTCTTCTGGTGACAATTCATCAAAGAAGTTCCTATTCTTCTTATCAAACTGTAGCATCTCGTTTGAAATATGTAGTTTATCCATTTTGTTCTTTTAATAAGTGATACAATATTATAACACGTTCAAGCTCTTCTTGCATTACAGGATTGCTCTTTCCCATTCTGCGTATATCGCCCCACAGTTTATCTTCATAAATGCGATCCATCATCGATCTGTTCTCTTTAGTTAGAGTTCTAGCGATCTCACCGTACTCACGTTCATACACCGTGTTGCCCCCATCGGGGCTTTCAAAGATTTTTGCCATCAATGATTCCTTGTGCCATTAAACACGCAATTAAACAACATGTGCATTTCGCCATCGTTTATTACTTTGTGGAAAGCACCATCAGGAATTAAAATAATGTCTCCGGGACTAACATCAAATGGTTCCGAATCTTCGTTACCAACAATCATTTTGCCCCAACCTTGAACAAAGAAGTAAACTTCCTCTTGTCCCGGGTGCCTGTGCCCACGAGTTTCTTTACCCTTAAGCAACTTAGTTGAGCTCAATACTAAATCATTTAATGTTTTGTTATCTTTAATCAGATATGTTTCGTCATCCTTAATAACATTGCCGCCAACATCAAATTCATTAACTTTGTACATTACCACACCTTTGAATAGTTCACCACTTCGCTTTGTCTCGAAATATCTTTTACAAAAAATGCACACAGTGGTTTATCTGCATTTTCACTTAGGGGTACTGCAAGCATCTGTCCGGGCTTGAGTTTAGGGAAATACCATTTAACGTCTTGATAGATGTCTACAATTTCCACACTCTTAAACTCGGGCCTAAAGCCTTCCATTGGATTAAACGTAAAAACACTAAAGCCCCTATCATTAATACTTGTCAGTGGCACAACTTCCAAGTCACCCAAGTCTGGTTCGCCAATTAAGATTTGCCAATCCACTGGCATTTTGATAATTTCATCACCGATACGTAATACAAGTGCAGGACTGTTAAATGATTCTAAAAAGATTAACGGTATATAAAAATAATCTGGGTCTTTTGGGTCGCTGTTGTCTAATACGCAAAACCTTAAGTCCTCAACTTCGTCTGGGATTTCGTTCATCTCGAAACTCTTATTATCTAGTGTAAGTATTCTCATATTGTTATTCTATATATAGGCCGCAATTGATGTTGCTAAACTGTTCAATAACATCGCGGTGTAAGGGAAACTGCTCTAATGGTACATCCGCAGTCGCCAAATATCGTACATTATAGTTAAATGTACTGGCAAAGTAAACCTTTTTAGTGTTTACCAATTTAAATGCACTGTTTACAACCTTGTGGTGTATGTGCCCATAATCCCCATCTTCATTGTGGGTCAGGATTAACTCAGCATCCTTGCATTCTTGTTGCAAACTAGCTTCTGCATCAATACCGTACCAAAAGTTTAGGTGCTGTGTTTGCTGATCTTTGTAGTCATCTGTAAAACCTAAGAACTTAGTGTTAACATTACGTGAGTTCCAGTAAGCAGAAACTTCCCGAGCACGTGGATCTGTGTGCATATATGTTAGGTAAACGATAGTCCAGTCATACTCGGGGTGTGCATCAATGTAGGGGCGGGCAAATATAACGCAGTCATCTGGGTGAGCTACTGCACAATATGCTTTCATAGTCCCCATTGCTCCTTGATAATCTTGTAGTAAACGTCTGCAAGATACTCTTGACTCTTAGGATGGCCGTGATATCCGGGATCCGGACCTTCAAATTGCCATTCGTTTGTACTGTATGCCGGAGTATCTTCATAACGCAATGTTAAACACTTGTCCGGAACAACACTAGGGATAGCATCACGCACAGTATTACTAGTCCACATGTTGTTTGCAACCAACAAAAACGGAATACCGGCATAATGTAATTGCATAATGCCATCACGCATAATCCATTCGTCTTGTTGACGCTTCCATTCGCTGTCGTACATAAAGTTAATGTACTGTTTAACTGCGGCTTGGGTGTTCTTGTCAATCTTACTACTGCGGTAAGGATGCTCGTAGTTTTCTGCTAGGCTAAAAATAGTTTCGCAAATCATACGGTAATGATTGTTGCCGTAATTTACATTATCGATTCCTGCTTCACGGTCGTACCCAATGCCATGATTCTTTTGTAAATGCTTTTGCAAGTCACTGTTCCATCCTTTGTTCTCATCTTTAGGCGGAACATATGGTGCGGCACCTGCAGGAATCTCCATGCGGTCATGAAACGTGGGTGCAATAATAGCAAACGTAGGGCGCTGGCGTAATACTTCGTCAATTTGCACACGGATACCACCATTGGAGCAACCCTGCCGTGCTAAAATTTCCACATCCCATCCCAATTTACGTGCTAACACCTCGCCATACGCTGTGCCGGGTAACTTTTGACTTGGTGCAGAAAAGCTACACCCACATACAATTAATTTACTCATTGCCAATCTACTTTCTCTGTTGTAAATGGATAGTTAGCATCTTTGTAAAATGCTTTGCGCTTAGTTAAATGGCGCTTGGCATACTTACATGTTGATGTAACGTCCCAAATTTGAACAAAATCTTTGTCCTCTGCTTTACGAATACCACGACCAATGGATTGAATAACTCGTGTAAAGCTCTTACC